TCAGTCTTCTCCGAGAACCGCGCCGGTGCGCTGATCGACATAGATGTTGCCGATTCGACCGCCCGGATATTCCCAGATAATCACATAGATGGCGCGTCCGTCACGCGTGGTCGCCTGAGCATCCAGCATCTGACCCTGACGCGAGGCCCGCAGACGGCGCACCACGTCGCTCAGAGGCACGCGCTGTCCTTCGTCCTGTCGGGCGCGGAACTGCTGGTAGCTCAGAGCTGACACCTCTACCGAAACCGCAGGCGCGGCAAAGGTGACGGCTGGGGCCGACAGAGCCGCTGCGGCGGCAAACAGAACGAGAAGTCGCTTCATGATGACCACGAACTACGCCATCGGCTCTGAACAGGGACTGAACGGCCAGTTTACGGTTCGGTGAGCCCCGGTGCCAATCGAAACGTGTCTAAGGCGTATAGGGTCGCTTTTCACGCCAGGTTTCCGCGAAAGCCTCCAGCTCAGCGCCGGGTGCCTTTGGCAGCATCACGATCAATCGGGCCAACAGATCACCGCGCTTTCCGGTCCGGGCATCAAAGGCCCCCCGACCCTTGAGTCGCATGACTTGACCGGAATTGGCCCCCTTGGCCACTTTCAGCTTCACGGCACCGTCAGGTGTCTTGATCGTCACCTTTCCGCCGAGCACGGCGTCCGGTACCGAAATCGGTGCATCCATGTGCAGATTGGCCCCCTCGCGCCGATAGACCGGGTGATCTGCAACGACCATTTCGATCAGGGCATCACCGGACGGACCGTCCTGTCGACCCGGCGCGCCCTGGCCCTTCAGGCGCAGAACCTGGCCATCAGCCGCTCCGACGGGAATCGAGACGTCCAGTGTCCGACCGTCGGAAAAGGCAATCCGGCGCGTGCCTCCGGCAATGGACTCTTCAAGCGAGATTTCCATGCGCGCTCTGATGTCCTGCCCGCGCGCAGGCCCACGCGCGCGGCCACCCATGCTGCCGAAAATATCGAAAATGTCGTCGAGGTCCGCCCCCTCAAACCGACCTGACCCGCCGCCTGGCTGACCGCCTGGACGCCCGTTGAAACCGCCAAACCCGCCGCGAAACTGCTCGCGCCCATCCGCATCAATCTCACCCCGGTCGAACTTGGCGCGCTTCTCTTCGTCACCGAGCAGATCGAATGCGGCGGTGACGCGTTTGAACCGCTCTTCTGCCGCCTTGTCATCAGGGTTTCGATCGGGGTGAAGGTCCTTGGCCAGCTTGTGAAACGCCTTACGGATTTCGGCCTTGGAAGCCGTCCGCGCCACGCCCAACTCCTTGTACGGATCTCCCGCCAAACCTCGCCGACCTCTCAAAATGGTGCCAAGCCTGACGAGTTAGGCCATTCGGCGAGCCTTGCAAGTGCAGACTGTCAGATCAGCCGCTGCGTAGCCGCACCCCATCCCCAGACGGCCGATCTCTGGGCCACCCGCACGGACACCTGATCTGGATCAATCCCGTCCAGGGCTACGGCCTGCATGGCTGCTGTCCAGACAAGGACCGGCTGATCGCATTCGTAGGTCGCCACCACATCGCCATCTGCCAGAATCTCGACCCGATAGAGCTCTCGCTCCTCGGCCAGGGGCGGTTCCAGATCCCAACCGTCGCCACCCACCCGCGCCCGTCGAATCCACCGGATCTCGCGGTTTCCGCCGTCTACCCAACGCGCCCTCAGACCGACCGGCGCCCACGGACGGCGACTGACACCCTGCCAGCGCCCCGCCATCTCCGTCATCGCCGTGCCGCCGGGCGGTCCGCTCGCCGGTGCGGCGCGGAACATCAATTGTAGGCCACGCTCAGCCTCGGTCTGGTCGACCGGCTCCAAATGGTCGTCCAGCACGACGACGACGGCACCGGCCTCTGCCCCCAACGCAGCCTGAGCTTCCGTTCCGGCTCGCCCCCGCAACAGTCCCTTCAGTCGCCAGTGCCCTTCGGCCACCAGCGTCGCGGTCGTGAACTGGATAATCTCCCAAGCGCCATCCGACGCCTGTACAGCCAACCGGTTGACCCCGCTCAGAACGGACATCGGCCCCTGGCTTTCCGGCGCCCTCCCTTCCAGCCGAACCTCGACTGTATTGGCCCTGTCCCAACGCCAGACCGGCCCCGCCCCAAGGTCAGACATCAACACACCTGCCGTCGCCGGCCGCTCGACACGGGCTCGGGCCGTCAGACTGTCTGCGTCCGGCCCGGCGAACAGGTCCATGGCCTGCCATGGCACTCCAGCGACCGCAGCCAGCAACCGATCATCGTCCGCCCTTCCCGGTAGATCCAGCAGGCACAGCCATGGTGCTCCCGGTGTCGGCGTCGGGTCACTGGGTCGCCAGCCCTCGCCGTCCGCCTCGATCCGATCAACAACTGGCCCCAACGTGGCCCGGCAGGCTTCATCGTCGTCGATCCTCAGCACGCGCCAGGCAGCCGCCTCGTCGGGTCGCCTCACCTGATCCCCGGCCTCCAGCCGCAGCCCGGCCAGCGGTGCCAGAAAGATCTGCCGGTCTTCCCGATCCGCTGACGCCCGCAGCAGGGCTGTCCGCGCGACCGCCTCCGCCGGACCCTCATGCGTCACCATTGGTAGATCGAGGGTCAGCGTCTCTGCATCACTGGGGTCTTCGCTTCGCGCCACGACGGCCCCGACCTCATAGTCGGCCCCGCCATCGATAAACCTCAACCGCGCCGTTGCCGGAGCCGTCGCCACACGGCGGCGCGTCTCGTTACCGACGCCCTGGTCCGGCAGGGCCAGATCGGCGTCCTCCAGCACAAGCGTCTCGCCGCGCCGCAAAAAGGTCAGCCGGCCACTCCGCTCCGCCGCCTCGAGGCCGAGAGCCAGGAGCAACGGCCCCAGTGCCGCCCCCGCCGTCATCGGACGCTCGATCAGATAACCCTCAACGACCCCATCAACGCCGGAGACGTCCACCGCATCAGCCTCGACCCCCGCCCGCGCCGCGATGGCAACGATCAGGTCTGCCGCCTCACCGTATAGACGCCCGTTCAGCCAGTGCCCCGTCCGCCAGTTCGGCCCATCCGCCCACACATCCTCCCGCGCCGGAAAGTCGGGAAACGGGCGGGCATCCCAGCACCAGGCGTCCATCGCCGCCAGCATCCGCCCTTCGTATTCCGTCGCCGCCGGATTGATCGCCTCATCCTCAAACGCCGCCAGCGTCGCCTCGACCAATCGCCGCTGCATCAGGTCGTCCCGGCGACCGTTCGAAAACGGCGGCACTGCGCTTTCGGCACTCTTGGGGTCCAGAAACAGGTTCGGCGCATTCGCCCCCTTGTCCACCGCCCCGCATCCAAACTCGATCAGCCGGATCGGCTTCATGCCCGGAGTCCAATCCGTCGCCGTCGCACTCCTCACGCCGTCGGGCCGGTCATGGTGCGGACGCGCCCACCACCCTGCCAGGTCCTTGACCCGCCAGATCCAAGGCTCGTCGTGCGCCCCGTCCGTGATCAGCGTCCGGTCCTGCACCGCCCGAGCAGCATCGTCCGCATAGAACCAGTCGAACGCCTCGCCGCCCTGCACCCGGCTTTCCAGGTAGGCCCGATCTGTCCCACTCAACCAACCCGCCGCCGCGTCCAGATGATCGGCCCCATCACGCCAGTCGGAAACGGGCGGATACCAGTCGACGCCGACGCAACTCACTGCCGGATCGGCCCACAGCGGATCGAGGTGAAACACAAAGCCGCCAGGCTCATCCGGGTGCTGCACCCCGTTCCATTCGCTCCAGTCCGCCGCATAGGTGATCAGGGCGTCCGACCCCATGACCGCCCGGCAATCGACCGCCAACGCCCGCAGCGCATCGACCGCCGGATAGCCGCTCGCACCGCGCACTGCGGTCAGCCCCCGGAATTCCGAACCAACCAAAAGCCCATCCGCCCCAGCCCCCGCCGCCAGCGAGGCATAGTGCAGCACCATCCGCCGCCACGACCATTCCGCCCCGCCCGAATAGGCAACCGCCCCGCTGTCCCAGCTGAAATCCGCCGCCTCGCAATCCCCAAAGAACGCCCCGACCTGTCCATCCGCCGTCGCCGTCCCGTCCGGCGATCCGACCTGCCCCGGTGCCGGATGACAGCTGATCCGCCCGCGCCACGGATAGGCCCCCTGCTCGCCCCCGCCATACGGATCCGGCAAGCCGTTCCCCGCCGGCACATCCATCATCAGAAACGGCAGCAGCGTCACCTCCAGCCCCCGCCGCTTCAGCTCCGCAATCGCCTCGACCACCGCCGCATCCGACGGCGTTCCGCCATAGGCTGGTTCTCCAGCGATGTCCGACACCGCCTCGGCGTCCTCCCGGCCCAGCCCGGCCACGCACCAGTCCAGCCCCGCCGTATCCTTGGCCGCTCGATCTACCTTCGGCCTGACGGAACATTCGCCTGCTCTCAGATCATCCCCGAACCAGCTCACCACCAGGGTCACCCGCCTCAGGTTCGGCAACTGGGCCTGGAGCTGGTCAAGCGACACCACAAGGTCCGCCTGCCCCTGCCGATTGTTCACATTCTCCGCCGCCGTTCGAAACAGCCCCTCGCGACGCAGAACCGGCGTTGTCGCATAGGCGAACTCTCCCGATCCGGGGATCAGACAGACCCCCTCCAGCCGATCCTCCAGCCGCTCGGTGTCGCCTCGCGGACGCCGGAAAACCTCAAACGCAAACTGCGGGACCCGGTCGCCGAAGGGTCCCAGGGGCAGGTCCTCGAACACCACATAGGCCAGGTCGCGGTAAGCTGGTGCCTCACCCTCCACCGCATCGATCAGTGAATCCGCCTCTTGGTCGGCCGCCCCGCGATACACCCGCATGGTCACGCCGCTGACGTCGAACGGCTGTCCGTCCGCCCACACCCGTCCGATCCCGTCGATCGGCCCCTCGCACAGCCCAACGGCAAAACTCAGCGAATAGGAATAGTCCACCGTCCGAGGCCCGCCCTTGCCGGCCCGCCCTTCATTCCGGCCTTCCCGAAACCGAGCCGCCCAGATGATCTGGCCGACGGCGCGGACCCGCCCGAACGCCGCCGAGATCGGGCTTCCTTCCGCGGCCCCCTGAACCCGTAGCGCCTCCAGTCGAGGCCCGATCTGGCGCGGCGGCATCAACGACTGGATCGCCGCCCGGTCGACCTGCGCGCCTATGGCTGAACCGATCACCTGGCCGACCGGCCCACCGAAATGGCTGCCGACCGCCGCCAGAACCACCTGGGCCATTCACTCCTCCATCTGGGGAAACGCGAAGGCCGCGACCATCCGTGACCGCCACCATTCGCCCAGCCAGCTTTCCGTCACCGCCCGCCCCCAATAGGCATGGACGATCCGTCCCGGCGGCCCCGCCTCGCTGATAAGGGCACAGTGTTTTGCGGCGGCTTGCGGGCTCATGCGAAACAGCACCACGTCGCCGGGCCGCGCCTGCTCGACCGGAACTTCGACCAGCCACCGCCGCGCCGCCGTCAGCAAACGTTCCTCGCCGCACACCTCGGCCCAGTCGGCCCGATAGGCCGGAACCGCCTCCGGTTCCGCGCCGTACAACGCCCGCCACACTCCGCGCACCAGACCCAGGCAGTCGCAGCCCACACCCTTGACGCTCGCCTGATGCTGATAGGGCGTCCTGCGCCAGCTCATCGCCTCGACCAGCGCCCGCTCCCGCACGCTCACGACCGCCGGCTCCCGCCGTCATGCCGCCCGCCCGTGCCCGGTCGCGCGAAGACAAAGTCATCACCCGGCATGTCGGGGAATCCACGGAAGTTCGCCGCATTGCCGAACACCCTCCCGCACGTCGCGAACCGCTTGTCGCAGGCCAGCCCCGGAAACGCCTCCACATCGACACCGCATCGCCCGTCGCCCAGCACCGCATCGCACAGCCGGCTGAACGTCCGCCCGACCACCCGGTCCAGCCGCGCCATCGGCCCTTCGATCTCCAGGGTGATCCGCTCGCCCGCCGTGACCACCCGGCTGACCAGCCCGACGCCCAGCCGCACCCGCAGGTCCGGCAGTTGCCAATCCACCCGCCAGATTTCGACCTGGGCCCCGTCCCAGCGCCCGGCCCGGATTTCGGCCTCCACCGGCCCCTCGACATCCAGCACGCCGGACGCTGCCGCCTGCCCCGCCTCCAGCCCCAGCTCCTGATGCGCCGCGCCCGCCGTCCAGCCGCAACTCGCCCGGCAGCCGACGCCCTCAATCTCCAGCGCCTCATCATGGTCAGTGAAGCCCAGCCGCCCGCGGTCCGCCAGCGTCACGATCCAGGCATGGCACATCGTCGCCACCCCGCTCTCGATGCGGGTGGCCAGCGCCTCCGGTACTTCTCTCATGGGTCAGATCCTGATTTCGATCAGGGGAACAGCCGCCACCCGACCGGCCTCGAAACTCTCGAGCGTCACGTCGATCCGGTCCGCATCGAACCGGACCGGCGTGTCGAACAGGAACCCCGCCGTCAGCACCGCACCCTCACCCGGTGCCGTCGCCAGCGTTACCTCACCGGTCGTGAGATCCACACCGAACGCTTCACCCGCCAACTCAACGCCATCCACCGCGATCCGCACCGACCCTTCGACCGGCTTGCGGATCACGCGCTCATAGTCGCCGTAACCCTTGCAAAGCTGAAACTCCGTCTGCGCCCCGTCGCCGTCGCCAATGACCTGATCGCCCGGCTCCGGGTCGCCGGCCCCGCTCCTGAAATCCGCGAAATCTCGAAACCGGAACCCGTACAGCCGCCCTCGCCGGCCCTCGAAAAATGCGGTCAACGCCTGCATGTCCGCCAGCGACCGCAACCCCGCCCCGATCAGGAACCGCCTGCGCCCATGCGCCCACGGCGTCGAGCGCCGCTCATACCCATTGGCCAGGGTCACAACCTCCGTGCGCCGCTCCACGCCTCCGGTCGACCCGAAGGCCAACCGCGCAGGCAGGCTCACCTCGTGAAAGCTCATCGTGGGCTCCTGATATCCTGTTGACTTGATGCCGGTCGCTCCCCAGACATCGGGGAGCCGAATGCGGGGACTGAAATGCGCGGACTGATCCTGTCTTTTGACGCCGAAACAGGTGGTGGTCTGATCAGCGGCGACGACGGCAACCGATATGCCTTCTCAGCCATGGACGTCCGGGGCGATCTCCCCGCTGTCGGGGCCAGCGTCGATTTCGTGCCCGCCGAGGGCTATGCGCGCGAGGTCATCGCCCTGGCCGTTCCGGCCCCGGCCGCAACTCCATCCTACGCCCCGGCTGTCCGGCAGGACTATACGGGGGAGGACCTGTCCCTCTGGGACTACTTCGTTCGCGCCATAACCAGCCATTACGCCCAGGGTAGCGGTCGGGCGCGTCGTAAGGAGTTCTGGGGTTTCGCCCTCTTCTCCAACCTCTTCGCCTTTGCGCCGATCCTGATCGGCCTCGTCGCAGCAGCCGTGACCGATCCTTCGATGGAATCGGACGCCGCCATGGCTATGTTCGGTACGGGCTTTGCGGTTTTCGGCCTGCTGATGCTGGCCATGCTCATTCCCAGCATCTGCGTCTATGTCCGGCGCCTGCACGATGTCGGAATGTCGGGGTGGCTCTACCTGTTGGGCCTCGTCCCGTTCGGCAACGTCTTCCTGTTGGTCGTGTCTCTCATGCCGTCCCAGCAGCAAACCAACCAGTACGGACCGATTCCGACCCCGCGCCCACCTTCCGCGATCTAGCCACGCCGCCCCATTCGCGCCGCCCGTGTCAGAGCCTGGGCGATCTGCGCTTCGGAACGCAGCAATGCTTCCGGGCCACCGTGCACCGTGACGTTCACCGTCACACCACCGGTGCCCGGTGCCTCAACCGTTCCTCCCGTCATGGGCCGAAACACCTCCGGCCCGCGCTCCCCGACCAGATAGCTCGCCCCCGGCATCACCAACCCGCCGTCGGCTTTCGAGCCACCGAAGACTGACCCGACCGCCTGCGCTAGCGCATCGCCCAGCCCCTTGCCGCCACCCGCTCCGGCCAGGGCATTCACCGCCGCCAGCACCGCTCGCGCCAGCTCCGCCAGAGTGACCTCCCCGTCCGCCGCCGCCCGCGCCAGCGACCGGACCAGGCTCTCGCCCGCTCGCTCAAAACTCGCTTCAATCGCCCGCGCGGCATCCTCCGCCGGGCCCTTCAGCCGCTCCAGCGCCTCGGCCGCTTCGGCCGCCTTGATCGGTAGATCGTCCATAGCCTCAGACATCTGCCGCCTCCCTGCCGCGAAGCGGTGGAGAGGGGAATCCCGAAGAGGTGGGGGGACCGACCGCAGCAAACGATCGGGCGTCGGATGATGCCTCATCCGGCCACGCTTGCGCCAACCGCTCCAGCTCCGCCCCCGTCATCGCGCTCATATCACCGCCGCCCACCAGCCACCGCCATTCCTTCAGCGACAAACGCCAGAACGCTGCCGGCTCCACACCGAACAGCGCGGCCCGTCGTATCATTTCACCCCAGGGCACATTCACGCTGCCGCCTCAAACGCGCGGGCCACAGCCGCCGCCGCCGTCCTGGGGTCGCACCCACCTGCCAGCCGCCGCGCCGCCTCAGCTTCCCGTCCGCCGCCGCTGATCAGAGCCGAAAGCACCGCCGCCAGGTCCCCGGACCGCAGGGTTCGCAACCGCTCTACCAGGCCGCTGACGCCCTCGACGTTGAGCGCCGCCTCAATCTCCGCCAGAGCCCCCAGCGTCAGGCACAATCGCACCCGCTCACCGTCGATCACGACCTCGGCCTCACCTCTCGCCGCGTTCATCACAGGGCCTCGAACGTCAGCTCGCCCGCGCTCGCCAGGCTGAGCGCAAACGTCGCCTCCCCCGCATGGTCGCCGGCGTACTCCAGGCCTGTCACCAGGAACGGTCCCTCGATGGCTCCAAAGTCGGGGACGATCAGTCGCCAGGTCTTCGCCGCCTGCTCAAAGAAGGCCTCGCGCACCGCCGCGTCCGACGTCGCGTCGCGGAAGACGCCCTGACCTGCCACCGAACAGGCTTTCACCCCGGCCCCGGCCAGCAGCTCTCGCCACCGCCCGGCTGAATCCGCGTCGGTCACATCGACCGTCCGCGCATTCAGCGCGATCGTCCGCGCCCGCAATCCCGCGACGGTGACAAACGCCTCCGGCTCCGCGCCGTCGCCAATCTTCAGCAAGACGTCCTTGCCCGCCTGCACACCCATCAGTCAGCCTCCGTCACAATCCGCACACGCGTCACGCCCAGCGTCGTCTTCCAGTCTGCCGCCCGGAACACGTCCTGATAGGTCACCCGGATCGTTGCCACGCGACCGTCCTGGATCGTCAGTTCACTCGCCGTCAGGGCCGCTCGAACCGCCGCATTGATCGCCTTGGCCTCCTCGCTGCCGCCGAACTGCGACCGGACCGTCAGGGTCACGACATGCTCGGTCGCCCCGCCGTCCGCTGGATAGGGTCGGCTCTCGCTGCGCCCGATCACCAGATGCGGCCAGCCTGGGTCCTGGGGCGGCTCATCAAAGACGGCACCGGGCGCAATCAACAGGGCGGTCACCCCGTCATCTGCGCGCAACCGCGCGATCAGCGCCTTCTGCAAGGCGCGCTCAGGGTCCAGAGGCATCAGACTTCTCTCGTCAGGGTCAGGGTCATGTGACCCATCTTCGGCTGGTCCTGATCGACGTGGACGAGCCACCATTCGACACCCAGACAATCCACCCTTTGCCCCGCCTGCACGCGCGCATCTGATCGTGACTGGGCAAGGCGGATCTCGGTCATGACCGGTCGCAGATCACCGGTTCCATCCCCGCGTCTGTGTGGGGATGACAGGGCAATCCACAGCTCGCCCAGCGGCGTCCAGTCGACCGTCCGTCCCCCAAACTCCGTCTCGGTTTCGCTCCGCTCAAACACTTGCGCCAGGGTCCGGTACGACCTCACAGCCGCACCGCCAGATACGGCATCAGCCAGGCCTCAGCCTCGCCGTCCGCCTCGCCCTCATAGGCGGCATGGACCAGCTTCAGCACCACCAGCCGCAGAGCCGCCGACGCCGTCTCGTCTATCGTTCGCCCTGTCGCCGCCTCGACCCGCTCGCGCGCCGCCGCGATCAGGGTCTGGATCAGCTCATCCTCGGCGTCGTGCGTGACGCGCAGGAACAGTTTCGCCTCGGTGAGGGTCACCGGTTCGGTCATCCTAATTTTCCTCGAATGTCGCCGCTCGCGTCTCCTCCCCATCTCATGGGGAGGGGGACCCCGAAGGGGTGGAGGGGCCGGCCGCCGCGAGGTGCCGGTGCGGCGGAGGCAGTCCCCTCCGGCTCGCCTTCAGCGAGCCTGCCTCCCCGTCGGCTTCCCGATGGGGAGGAGACAGAGCCCCTGCGCGCCTCAGCTCGCGGCGAACTTCATCACCTTGATGGCGTCAAAGTTCTGCACCCCGCCGCCGACCCGCTTGGTCGTGTAGAACAGCACATAGGGCTTGGCCGTGTAGGGGTCGCGCAAGACCCGCACCCCGGCCCGGTCCACGATCAGATAGCCGCGCCGGAAGTCGCCGAAGGCAATCGACAGACTATCCGCGGTCACATCCGGCATCTGCTCGATCTCCGTCACCGGATAGCCGAGCAGCGAGCTGGTCGCCCCCGGCTGCGTCGCCGGGCTCCAGACATAGTTGCCGTCCGCGTCCTTGAACTTGCGGATAATCCCCGCCGTTCGCCGGTTCATCACAAACCGCGCATTGGCCCGGTACTGCGACTGCGGCGCATAGATCAGGTCAATCAGCCGATCCACCGGATCGGTCGCCTCAAACGCCCCGGAAGCACCCGACGCCACATAGCCGATCTCGCCCCAGTCCTGGGTCGCATCCGCCGCAATCGGATAAGACAGAAAGCCCATCGGCTTGTTCGTCCCGTCGCCATTGACGAAGGCGTCGGTTTCCTGCGCCGCAAAGGCGTCCTCGACCTCGGCGGCCAGCCATTCGTCCAGGTCCACCATGGCATCATCCAGCAGGGTCTGCGTCGCCGCCGGGCTCGCGTACAAATCCGCCGACGGAAACTCCAGCAACTGCAAGGTCGCCGGGTCCGTCTCCGGCCGGGCCGCCGTCGCGGCCACCCAGCCGCTCTCGACCCCGACGGTCGACACCGGCTTCTTGAACACCCCGCCGGCCACGGTCCTGACCGTCGCGATCTCCCGCATCGGTGACGCTGCCATCAGCCGCCTTTCAATCAGCCGCTCGACCTGCTCGGGGACCACATAGCCCCCCGAATTCACGCCCGTCGACAGGCCGGCCTTCACCTCGATCAGCCCGCCGGTCGATCCCTGCCGCAGGTATCCCGCGAACGCTGATTTCGTCTCCTCCCCGCTGCGCAGCAGGGGGGAGGAGGACCGCGAAGCGGTGGAGGGGTCTGCCTCCACCGCACCGGCGATCTGTGGCCGCCGCGCCTCGGCGCTCAACCGCTCCAGCCGGTCCTGCGCCGCCCCGACCGCCTGGTCGATGCGCGCCACCTTCTCCTCCAGCAGGCCGTCGCCGGCCTTTCGCTCGATCGCCTCCAGCCGCTCGTCATTCGCCGCCTTGAAGGCCTCGAACGCCCCCATCAGCTCATGCATCGCCGCCCGCGCCTCAGCCGAGGCGAGGCCCTGTTTGGTCTCTTTCATGGTTTCCCCTAGTGTTGACGTCTCTCCGCGTGGGAGACGGTGGATCCGGCTCGTCGGAGCGGGCCGCAAACTACAGAATTTCAGGTCGCCCCTCAGCGATCAGTCAGACGGATCAGGATCCAACGTCGCATGACGAAACCGACGCATCCTGGCCCGTTCGGGAGTCCGATTTGACCCGTCGCCGCGACCAGCCGATCCCGCCCTTCTCCCGGCTTGAGCGCGCCGCGCTCCAGGCGCTTGCCTGGGAGCTCGGGCCGGACCTGCCGCAACTCGAAGGCCTCGCCGACGAGGCCACGCCCGACCGCCTCTATCGCGGCCCGTCCAGCTTCGTGCGCCGCACCGGCATGGCCGGCGTTCGCGCCGGTCGCGGGCGTGGCCCCAGCGGCGTCTTTGGCTCTGTCCACGCCATGGTGGACGGCCTGCCGCACCCCATCGCTTTCCAGCTCCAGCTTCGTCGCGGACGCCTCGTCGCGCTCATCGCCGACGCCTACGGCCAGGACATCTCCGGGCTGGACCTCCAGACCGCTCGCGCCGACCAACTCTTCTACCTCGACGACAGGGGTCGCTCCCACGCGATCGACCCGGCCCTGTTCCGCCAGAGGGACAGGTCGCTGGCCAAGGGCGATCAGCGCGACGTCCGCGTGGGGCGATCGACACCGCCGATCCAGCCGCCGCCGACCGTGTCCGTCCAGCGCCAGACTGCCGCTCCGACCCAAGCCGCTCCCATGCCCGCCTCCGCGCCGTCTTCCGCCGAACAGGCCATCGCCTCCGGCGTCGACAAGACCACGCTCAAGATCGGTATCTGGGCTGGCCTCATGACCCTGGCGGTGATCATCGGCTTCCTCAGCGAGGGCAGCTTTATCTTCCCCGCCATCATCGCCTTCTGGATCGCCCGCCTGCTGACCCAGCCCAAATCGCTGGACCGCATTCACCAGGCCCTCGCCTCGCGCCAGACTGGGCAATTCGGCTGACCCTTCCCGCGCCAGGTCGATCCTGCCAATCTCCAGCCCGTGACAGGGAGGGCCGCGCATGACCGTCTTCGAATACGTCATGGTTCTGGTCTCGGTGATCCTGTCTCTGGGCATCGCCAAGCTGCTGGAGAACCACGCCGAGTTGATGAAGCGCGGCGCGACCGTTCGCTGGTCGCCCACCTACCTTCTGTGGCTGGTCATCATCTTCTTCTCCCACGTCGATCTGTGGGGCAGCCTCTGGATGATCCGCGACCAGGGCACCTGGACTCTGCTGTCGCTCCTGACCGTCTTGTCGGCCGCCGCCTCGCTCTTCTACGCCGCCGTCCTGTCCACGCCGGATTTCGAGCCCGGCCAGGGCGTCGATCTGTGGTCGTTCCACCTCCAGAACCGCCGCCGCTACATCACCGCCCTCATCGGCTATCTGATCCTCGGCGCCGTGCTCAACATGACCATCATGATCGGCCATTTCGACGTGGCCACCCTGACCGGAACCCTCCCCGGCATCGGCCTGTGCCTGGCCGCCATCTTCCTCCGTAACCGCTGGGTCCAGATCGCCGTGCCGATCCTCGTTGCCGTCCTGATGGTGATCTATTTCGTCAGCTACTTCGCGACCCTGACCGGCTGAGCCGCGCCCCCGGCAGCATCGGAAACGTCACCAGGCTCACCTCCCAGAGATCCACCGTCGTCAGCACCCGCAGCGCCCCATCCCGCCGCGCCGCCACCGCGCGAAATCCGATCGACAGCCCGTCCAGCGCCCCGGCCTTCACCAGCGACTGACAGAGCCGCGCCCCAGCCGACCAGTCCATCACCCGCCCGCGCACGAACAGTCCGCGCTCATCCTCGAGCATCTCGTCCCAGACCCCGACCGGCGCGTCCTCATGCTGGTGCAGCATCCGCACCCCGCCAACGCTGCGCGCCCGTAAACTGGCTTCAAAACACCCCTTCACCGTCACATCCCGGTTCAGGTCCGCGACATGCCAGAGCGAGGCATATCCCTCGACCCCCATCTCAGCCACGACGGCCCTCCATCCGCCGCTCCATCCGTTCCACCGCCGCCCGCGTCGCTGCCACCTGCTCCTCCAGCCGCGCCAGCCGCTCGATCACCGTTCCTTGCCGATCCGCCCGCGCCTCCAGCGCCGCGATCCGCGCCGACGCCGCCCCACCCCACATCAGCGCCGCAGCCGCCTGCACCGCCACCGCCACCAGCACCGCCGCGGGCCAGCGTTTGGTTAGTTCGTCCGTCATGGACACCTCCATTCACAGAGGGCTTAGTGAGTAGGGAGTAGGCAGTAGGGGGATGCATGAGCGGCAAGATCGACGGCTACCGCGATCTCATCGTCTGGCAGAAGGCGATGGACCTAGCCGAACAGACCTACTTTGTCTCAAAACGTTTCCCGCGCGAGGAGCAGTTCGCCCTGACCTCACAGGTCCGGCGCGCCGCCGCATCCGTGCCGGCGAACATCGCTGAAGGCTACGGACGCCAGACCCGTCCCGCTTACGTCAGCTTCCTGCGAATTGCCCAGGGATCGCTCAAGGAACTGGAAACTCACCTGATCCTCGCCACCCGCGTCGGCCTTGCCGAACCTACCGACATGGAGCCTCTTCTCAACCAGGCCGACGAAGTCGGCCGGATGCTTCGGGCCCTCATCTCCAAGCTGACCAGCAAGGCCTGACCTACTCCCTACTCCCTACTCCCTACCCCACCCCCGCCATCCGCCGCCGCTCCTCCAGCGTCAGAAACCCCGCCGCCTCCAGCCGTGCCCACAGGGCCTCTCGCTCCGCCGCCAGCGCCGGCACACCCTCCAGATCCGGCGTGATCTCCACATCGGGAAAGCGCGGCTTCAGCCATGCCGTCATCGCGCCCGCCGTCTTGCCCACCAACGGCACGACCGTCTGCCGCCAGAACGCCGCCTGCGCCTCCTTGAAGGTCTGATAGGTGTTGTCCCCCGGGATCCCCAGCATCTGCGGCGGAACGCCGAACGCCAGCGCGATCTCCCGCGCCGCCGCGTGCTTGCCCTCGACATGGTCCAGGTCGTGCGGGCTCAGAGCCATCGGCTTCCAGTCCAGGCCGCCTTCCAGCACCATTGGGCGGCCGGCATTGCCTGGCCCCGAATAGGCACCATCCAGCTCGCCTTTCAACGTGGCGAACTGCGCTTCCGACAGATGCCCCCCGCCATAGATCAAGGCCCCACTCGGTCGGGCCTGATTGTCCAGCAAGGCCTTGTTCCAGGCCGAGGCGGCATTGTGAACATCGACCGCTCGGGCCGCCGCCTCCAGCGGCGCGGCCCCGTACCAATCGTCGGACGGGTTAAACAGCTTCAGGTGCAGGACAGGCGAAAACCCGTCCGTTGCTCGCATCAGCCGGCGGGATCGCGTGCCCACCGTATAGTCATAGGCGGCCGGCCATCCGCTCGCGCCCGGCACCACCCGCATCCGATCGGGTCGCAGGGCATAGAACTCTTCCAGTCCATCTCCTGCCGCCTCCAGATAGGCGTTCCCCGCCGTTTGCAGAAAGCCGAAGAGCTGCTCGAACAGCTCCTGGCGGGACTGCTCAGGATTGGGCCGGTCCAGCCGTGCGACCAGCGGATGATCGTCTTGCCGCTCACCCCCCTCCCAAACACTCAGAGGCACACTGGCGGCCGCCTCGGCGATCAATCGCACACAGCGATAGACGATTGGATTCTGGGCAAAGCCCTCTCTCGCCAGGCTCAGATAGTCGCGCGGCGTCCACACCGGTCGACCCAGATGCGACAAGGCCAGCATCGGGCCGACCGCGCTCTGCTTCTCTTCCAGGTCGCGACGCGATAGGGCCGACGCGTCGCCATCACGAACGCGCGCGTGCCGCCGGCCAAAGGGCCGTCGCCAGTCGATCAT